GGATACATACACCGATAAGTTTGGTGCAATAGGTGGATTGTACTCCTTCCTCACTACGGTCAGAAAATTAATTAGGGAACATAAAATCAACAAAGTGGTTTTGGTTTGGGACGGGGAGAATGGTGGTGTGGATCGTTATATGCTCGATCACGCATACAAAGCTAATAGAACTACCAAATATTGGCATAAGAAGATTGAATTAACAAATGCAGAATACAAAAAAGAACAGCAAAAAAAAGAATCAATACTCAAAAATCGTAAACGAATCCAAGTATACGCAGAAGAATTATTCCTACGACAGATCGAAGTTGAAACAATAGAAGCTGATGATTTAATTGCTTCTTATTGTTTTCGCTATAATAATAAAGAAGAAATTTTTATATACACTAATGACAGAGATTTTTCTCAGTTATTAGATTTGAACATCACTATTATATTCGGTAATATTGATGAACCTGTCACACGACATAATTTCTATTTTAAATTTAATTATAATTATAAAAATGCGCTACCAATAAAAATTATTTGTGGTGATACTGCAGATAATATTGAAGGAATTCATGGGGTGAAAGAAGATACCTTACTTAAATATTTTCCCGATCTTGGTTTTAGAGAAATGACCGTAAGAGAAATATGTCGCAAAGCAGATGAAATTAATAAAGAAAGAGTTGCAAATAAAAAGAAACCACTTAAAGCTTTAGAAAATATTGTCAATGGTGTTGAAAGATTAATATTAAATCACAAATTGATGAATCTTAGAGAACCATTTTTAAATGAAGAAGCAATAGAACAACTGGAACAATTAGATTTTCCATTATCAGACAAGGGTAGAAGTTCACAGAATTTATATAAGTTGATGATTGAAGATGATTTTCTACTTGTTTATAAAAGTAATTTTGTGAATTATATTGAACCGTTCTATACTGTAATAACAAATGAGCAACAATTGTTAAAAGAATATGATGAAAAATAAATATTGTTTTTTTATTAAAAATCCTTTTTTTATTGAAAGTTACTGATTATATTTGTCCTATTAATTAACCATAAAAATAAAAATATGAGCGAAAAAGTTTATGAGAATGTATTTAGGTTTTCTCTGTATCAAGGAAATAATGTTATTTGTGAAAAAGTTTTCACCGCTGACAAGTTTAATCCAGTAAGTAGATATTCTGTTGATATACGTGAGATAATACCTTCTATAGTAACAAGACTTCAAAGAACCCTTTCTCAAAAATTTTACGAAACCACATTTTATCATGATAAAAGAGATGATGATGGTCTCTTATATAGTGAAATACTATATGATTTTATTGGATATAAACAGAATCTGATTAATCAGATGAAAGCTAAATATCCCGAAACAGTCTTTGAAAAGATACCGCAATCAGTGAAACAAGTAATTAGTGATAAAATAATTGAGGGTGTTGAATGTAAATTTGGATTATATATTAATGATAATCCTATTGTTGAAAGGTTATTCTATGTTAACGGTTACAATCCCCTTGCCAAAAGTTCTATTGATCTTGTGTATGTCGTTGAGGATATTTGCGATAAGATTTTTGAATATCTAAAAAAGATCGATGTTAAACATATGTGGGATGATTATGATTTGATTAATAAATACAGCATGTCCATCTATCAAATAAGGGAATTGCCAAAGAACAAAAGAGAAGATTTAATAAGGAAGATGGTTTAATTTAGTATTGTTTGTTTTTTTTTATAAATGTTGTTAGTTTATATTAACAACATTTATTTTATCCGATAATTAGAAATATAATATATATGAGTGAAGAAAATAACACAATCAGTGGATACTTAGGACCTGATTTTCAACAGGGATTATTGTGGCAAATTGCTACAGAACCTGAATTTGCAGAAAAAATAATTCCACTTTTGGGAGTTGAATATTTTGATGATCCAAAAGCAAAAAGATTTTTTATCGTTTTAGTGGAATATTTAAAAGAGAATCAAAAACCACCTAATCTGCAAAATAAAAGTATACAATTAGCAATAAAAAGATACACAAATCATGTTGACCCTCTCGATGAAGAATATTTAAATGGTGTATTAGAAAAAATAGTTCTTTGGAATGAAAGAATTATTAATAAAGATATGTTGAATAACGGGGATGTTATTCAAAAAGAAGCATTTGTTTTTATTAAACAGCAAGAATATAGGAAATTAGGTGAATTCATTCTTGATAAAGTTAAAACTGGTGATATTAAATCCAATATTACTGTCAATACTATTGAAGATAAAATAAAAAAAATCGGTCAGATTGGTGATGAAGAAGATAATGGTATTGGTATTATAGAAAATATCGACAGAGCACTTAGAAAAGAATTCAGAGAAGCAATACCAACTGGTATTAAGGCAATTGATGATTTAACGGGCGGTGGTCTTGGTAAGGGTGAGGTGGGAATAGTACTTTCGCCAAGTGGGGTGGGTAAAACTACGTCATTAACTAAAATTGCAAATAGTGCTGTTGATGATGGTAAAAATGTGCTACAAATAATTTTTGAAGATAGTGAAGATGATGTTAGAAGAAAGCATTATGCTATTTGGTCTGAAACCGCACTGGATAAAATTAATGATAATACTGATTTGGTAAAAGAAAAAGTATTAAATCATTTTAAAGATAAAAGTAAATGTAAAGTAGGCGATCTTATTGTCAAAAAATTCAGTGATGATGGCACTACAATACTTGATGTAAGAAGGTGGATCGATAAGTATCAGAAGAAATTCAACACGAAATTTGATTTAATAGTATTGGATTATCTGGATTGTTTGGAAAGTCACAAAAAAGCTATTGATCAGAATCAATCCGAATTGTACATTATTAAATCATTTCTAAGTATGGCTGCTGATTATGACATTCCTTGTTGGTCAGCATTGCAAACCAATAGAACTGGTATTAATATGGAATGGGTTGAAAGTCATATGATGGGTGGTAATATTAAACGTTTGCAGAAATCTCATTTTGTAATGTCAATAGCAAAAACTGCTGAACAAAAAGAAGGTGGGGAACTTGCCAATATTAAGATATTAAAGGCACGTTTTGCTGCTGATGGTCATATGTTTAGGGATTGTATCTTTAATAACAATACATTAGAAATCCGCATTACTGATCCAAGATGGGATAATAAAGAAAAACCATCAACAGAAAGTAGCTTAGAGATTTTAGAAGGAAAATTTATTGAAACTGCCCTGAATATTGGTGTTGTTTATAATCCATATAATATGAGAGATGAACTAACCGATAGTATCATGAAGAAAGGAACAGAGCAAAATTCTCCACTGCTTATTGAAAAAGAATTGGGTGTTGATACTACAGCATCATTTGAAAGTGGAAAACAATTAGGTGTCGATCCCATTGCTGAAATTGATAAATTGTTCGAAGAAGATGTAAAGAAAAGCTTCGAAACTCAATTGGTTGAAATGGGTGTGCCAAATGAACCATTAGAAAGTAATGAAAATCCTATTGTACCACCCAATAATGATGATTCATGGAATTGTATACAATTTGGGGTAGGTGATCCAAGTAAAATTTCAGTTGTTGAAAATTTTGAAAGTGAAACAATACCCGAAGCAATACCAATAATAGAAGAACCAATTATTGAAAAGAGTATGGAAGTTGTTGTTGAAAAAGAAACCATTCAAGAACCTGCAACACAACCAGATGTTAAAAAATCAATATCTAAGAAGGAAAAAATTCAGATTCTACATAGATACGGGTTTACTTCGTTTACTATGGATGATACTGATGATATGATTGATGGTTTATATGCAACTACGCAATAATAAATATATATTTTTATAACTTTTTGGAAATTTTTACGTATTTATATTTTCAAACATAAATATTTTTTGAAATGCTTGCGTATTAAGAAAATTATATTTATATTTGCGACTTGTTTTTGAAAATGTTCTTTAAAATATATTGCGGGGTGGTAGAAGTTGGTATCTCGTCTGGCTCATAACCAGAAGATCGGAGGTTCGAGTCCTTCCCCCGCTACAAGTAAATTGAGGTGATGATTGACAACATACCGTTTAACGGTAAATAAAAACGTTTTAGCAGTAAAGTCTGCGGTTGTCATAGCTTCAATTTCGAGCATTAAGAAGTGCCTATCTTACCTAATATCGGAAGAACAGGCTTCGGGACACGATAAGACCAGATTTTTACCGTGCCCTGCGGATTGGACGATTGGTGCATAGTTCTAAGTTCTTTGTTGGAGTTATCTCAAGCACAACGTCATAAAAAAAAGAGTAAATGAAGAAATGGTTGGCAAGCTAACATTTGATGCTTAAGAATGGTTTTATATCGAAAGATATTTTTCATAAAAATGGTTCAAATTAATTAAAACCCTATAACTTAAATGTTGTAGGGTTTTTTGTTTTTATCCCAATAATCATCAGATTTTAATTTATTTTTTTGTATTTATGATAAATGATATAAATTTCAACAAAAAAATAATTTATTATGCCATTAGCTGCGCTTCAGGATTTATCTAATTTTGGTTTTAAACAGTTAGCAAGTAGCTTACTAACACTATCTGGTACAACGAATTTTCTCGGCACATTAAAATCCAAAGGAATGGAAATTGATGCTGCGCCAAGTCATTCTGGATATACTACTGGTGGTACTGGTGCTACTGTTTATGTTTTAACTCTTCTTGGAAATAAAATAAGATTAGCACCAAGCGTTGGCGGTGGGGGTGGTGG